TTGTATTTGCTTTATCATAAGCCAGATTGGCTTGAGCAAAAGCATTATTAGCAACATTAGAAATTCTTGTTGTTGCATTACTGGTAATATCACCTTTTACAACATTAAGTCCATACGCACCAATTTTTAGAACAACATGTTCATCGTTGGAACCACCGGCAACAATTCGCGTTTCTTGTCCCGGAGTTCCTGATATTGTACCAACAACAAGATTACCACCGACTTGTCCTGTATTACCTTGAACCAACAAAAAGCCATCAAGTGCTTTTATGTTACCATCATTTTGACCTGAGTTTTGAATACCCAAATCAACATAAAACGTTTCATCTGAACCTATATCTGCTGTTGCAACATAGTCCGAAGAACCATTCGGGTCAATATTCTCTAAATTGACCTGCACATATTGTGAAGTGTTACCTGTAAAATATGCAAGTGAGTTTGCTAAAGGTGTATGTGATATCGATGCGATACCACCATACAGAGCACCTGTGTATATTAAATTACTGGTTGTAACATTCTTCGATAAAACAATATTATCTGTTGATAAAGTTTTCGAAGTGCTGTTAAATGCTAGGTTTGGTGAAGCACCAAAAAAACCTAGTTGATTGAATTGTATCTCTGTATCTAGACCGGCAGGCTCAGTAACTGCATCAAATAAAATTGCAGTATTTGATGCATCACCATAGTAAAGCTTGCCATCAGCATAGTTAATGGCAAGCTCACCAGGAGCAAGAGCATTAGGAATATTTCCTGATGCTCCTGAATTTTTTAGTTGAATTACTGTATTTGCCATCTACTGAATCTTAGAATGTTCCTCCATTTTTCACAGAATCATCTATAGGTAAAGTTACTTCTGGTTCTGTGACTTCTGGAGTCGCTTGAATGTTCTCACCCAATTTTACTTTTTTTAGTTTGTTAGCTGGTATTGCAGCTTCCAATCTAGTAACATATTTAGTGAGTTCTTCAATACGATTATTGTTTTGCAACAAAACATCCTGTGATTCACTTTTTGCACGAAGCAATTCATTCTTTGCTTCGTTTAACTGTCTCATGTAGTCGTTAACTGCTGATTGTAATCTCTGTTTCTCTTGCGCTAAAGAATTATTATTGTTAGAAGAATTTTTTAAATCATTTCTTTCAGTAGTTAATTTACTTATTTCCCTGTCTTTTTCAAGTAGTTGTTTTTGTAACTCAATATTGTTATCAGAAATTTCTTTTAATCTTCTTTGGTTTTCACCAACATCTTTATTGTCTTTATTTGCAACCTCAATCTGAGCCTGAAACATTATGTTTTGCTTGACAACCTCTAAAAAATTGCCAAGCAAAACTTCTACATACGCATTTTGTAATCTCACATCCATAATAAATTCCTTTCATCATTAATTAGAATGTTCCTCCATTTAGGTGTGCAAAAGTAGGCGCACCTGATGAATTAATTTGTAGCACATGTCCTTCTGTTGAAGAAGTTAGAGAATTGAATGCACCGGTTGTTGATGATGAGTCAGAGATAATAACACCCTTCACGGTGAACGAAGATGCTCCTGTACCACCTCTTGCAACACCCAATGTTCCGGAAACAACTGCACTGGTGTCGATATTAACAGCAGTATTTGAAACACCAGAAACTCTACCATATGCATCGGTTGTTATGACAGGAAGATAACTTGCGCTACCATAAGTTCCTGCGGTTCCAGTGTTTGCAAGTTCTTTGATTGAACTAGAACTATCACCAACTAAAATAGAACCAACAGTGAATGATGTTGCCCCAGTACCACCATTTGATACTGTCAATGCGTTTGCGAGACTTACGTCACCACCAATATGCAAGTTTCCAGATATACCAACACCACCAGTAACTTGAATCGCACCAGTTGTTGTTGAAGTCGCGCTTGTATTTACAGTGTCGATTCTAACCGCTTGTCCTGTATAATTATTAAACTGAGTGAAGTCAAATCTGTCAGAATGTGCCCTAATTGTTCTTGATGTGGCACCCAAATTAATTCTTGCATTGGAAGTTTCATTTCCTGCTGCTAATGAGAGTGAACCGCTATTTGTTGTATTGCCACCACCAATATACAGGTAATCAGTACCGAAATTTCTTATTACGTTATTGCCACTGGCTCCAAGATAAATGTCACCCTTGTTGTATTGATTTTCTAAAATTTCAACATTGCGAATGTTTGCAGTTGTGACATTTGCAGAAATAATTTTTGCAACATCAGATTCCACCAATTTACCAATTAAGTTGGCTCTAACGTTTGCATAAACAAGGCTAGGATTAGCAATGTTTAGTAAATTGGAACCATTGGCAATATTTGTTTCATCATAACCAGTGAAAATGTAAACATCATTTGTACCATGTTTACGAATAACACCGGTGTGTTTATCTGTTCCGTCATAATAACCACCGACAAAACCGATATCAATAATATCCGAAACATTATTATTTGAAGAAAGGTGTATTATTGGGTCAGTAACGTTAAGAGAAGTTACAGCAATTTGTGTTGTATTACCAGTAATTGTCAAGTTACCGGTAATTGCAATATCACCATTGATTGTCTGTGAAGCTCTGTCGGTTTTAACAACAGTGCTATCAACATCAAAAATTATTGTGTTATTAGAATTAATGGCGACTGTACTAATACCGTCACCACCCTTCAAATCTAAAGTATCTGATAGAAGGTCTAAAGTTCCATTGGCTGTATCGGCAGCAAAACTTAAAGTAGTTCCAACACTTACATTGGCAGCACTAGTAATTCTACCATCAACATCAACAGTGAAAACTGGAATATTTGTTGTTCCACCGTATGAACCAGCAGAAACACCCGTATTCGTTAGTTCAAGTGTAGCTTCAACGTTGGATGTTCCGTCAAAAGCATAAGAAACGGAATCAATATCTCCACTTAAGTTGAAATATCTTGTAGTCTGTAGTTTCGTTGCAGTCTGTGCATTGCCATAAAGACTACCAACAACATCAGCTAGTACATAGTTGAAAGATGCATTTCCAGTGGTATCTCTCTTAACCAATACGTTTGCTGTTGCGGCGGAAGCAGCAGCATCAATTTTATCGGTATATGCTTTACCACCAATTGCTACAACGCCGCTGCCGTCATCTATCCATAACGTTCCAGATACATTAGAATAAGCTGGTTCTGCTACATTAAGTAGAGGTGGCTTATTGGTTATATTGGAATATTTTAACTGAATTACTGTATTTGCCATTTTTGTTCCTTATGGAATCTTCTTATTTTAGTATTTATATTTAGGAATAATCAAAAAGAACCACCATTTATCTTATCAATTTTAGTGTCAATGTCACCTAAGCCTTTGACAATAAACTTACCGTCTGTCGAACTATAAGTTAAAACTTGTCCATCTTCAACCGTAGTTATGTTCGTATCTACAAGTTCTGTCAACGCAACGTTTGGTTTTGGTTTAAACTTTGGGTCAGCAACAGTGGTTCTGAGTGTCTGTTGAACCTCTACTTTACCTATTACTCCTGGTGTTCGAATTCTAGCAGTTACCATTATTACCTCGTAACAGAAGGCAAGACAGTAACTATTCCTTCAACAACTCTAGTAACAACATTAGCTGGTGATGTAATTTTAACATCATAAACATATCTACCAGGACTTAAACTTGCAGTATTTGCAGCAGTCATTGAAAGTGTAACTTCACCATTTGCAGTACCGGTGACTGTAGATGTAATGGTAGTCGCACTTGATGAATAGTACGATTTACGCATTTGAGATTCTGCGGTATAAGCAAACAAATTAATTGCTGTTCCGGCAGTATCTTCCACATTCAATGTCGTATTGAATGTTGCTCCTTGTTCTATAACTAATTCTGAAAATGCTGCCATTTTACTTCTTCTTTAGTTCTTCTATTTCTGTTCTCAATTCTTTGATTGCTTCAATTAGTAAAGGAATCAACTTCTCATATCTTACTGCCAAATAACCAGTATCTCTAGTCATAATTGCTTCAGGTAAAACAGATTGAATTTGTTGAGCAATAACACCTGCTTCACGTTCAGTGATATCTTTACCTTCAGCTAATTCGTTCCAATTGAACGTTACACCATCTAATGAATATACTTTTTCAAGTGCATTTGGAATAATTTCAATATTTGTTTTTAATCTCTTATCCGATGTATATCCTGCGGTGATATCACCAGTTGCACGAATTTCACCTGTTGTTCCTGAAGCGGCGGTACCGACACCAAGAGAACCAAATTGTGGTGCACCTGTTGTTCCGAGTCTTGCAGCCGCTAATGTTCCGGAAGAAATATTCGATGCATCCAGTGCATTTGTTGTAGCAGAAGCGGCTAGACCAGAAACTGCGCTGGAAGCAATCGAAATCGAAGTACAAGATACTGATGTAACATGTCCAGATGCATTTACGGTAATTTGCGGAACAACAGAAGCAGTTCCAAAAGTTCCGGCACTTACACCAGAATTCAAGTGTTGGAAAGCTCCGTTTGCAGAAATGTAACTCAATGGTGCACCAAAACTTCCAGCAACACCGACAGCCGCTCTTGCTCTAGCATCTGTATAGTAAAGGTTTGTTCCTTCACTGATGCCAGAAGTGCTTGGTGTTGTATAGCTGAAGACACCAGTAGATGAGTTATAGCTTAAAGAACCAGATGCGCTTACTGCCGCTCTAGCTCTTGCATTAGTGAAATAAAGATTTGTTGAACCTTCTGAAATTCCATCTGAATTGGGAGTTGAATAACTAAAAACACCAGTAGATGAGCTATAGCTTAAAGAACCACTAGCACTGACTGCCGCTCTTGCTCTAGCGTTAGTGAAGTATAAATTTGTACTTCCTTCAGTAATTTCATCAGTATTATCTTTACCAGCTACCACAGTGTCAACATAATTTTTCATCTTTGTGTTGGCTGTGGTTACTGCGTTCGGTGTGGCCGCTGTTGTTGTGCTTGTCGAACCTTCAGTATCAGTCAATTGAACAATACCAGTCACAGAAGTTGTGCCTGCACGAATTGCAGTATTTGTTACTGATGTAATATGTCCTGTTGCATTTACAACAAAAACAGGAATATTAACACTGTCACCGTAACCAGTTGCAGTAACACCAGAGTTCAAATGCTGGAAAGTTCCGTTTGAAGAAATGTAACTTAATGGTGCACCAAAAGTTGCTGCCACATCAACTGCCGCTCTTGCTCTAGCATCAGTATAATATTTGTTTGTTGAACCTTCAGTAATTTCATCAGTATTATCTTTACCCGCTACTGCCACATCTACATAATTCTTCATGTTGTTATTAGCAGTAGTTACTGTTGTATCAACATAATTTTTAAGATTGTTGTTGGCTGAAATTATTCCAGCACCAACGTTTGCTTGACCTTGTACAATTGCAGAACCAACGTTCGCCGTTGTTGCAATAATAAATTGACCAACGTTATCTCTCAACACCCAATAATCATCTACCTCATCATATCTAATGAATACGTTTGGTGAATTTGCTAAACTGCCTCTGTTAACTATAATGCCTGCATTTTGCGTAGGCATCACATTCGTTATGTGATTCGAATTTAATACGATTTCATTGTCAGCTAAATTAATTTCTTCCGTGTTTATTGTTGTAACTGTTCCACTTACAGTTAAACTTCCACTTATTATTAAATCGCTTGAAATTGTTCCACCAGTTTTTGGAAGGAAAGTAGCATCAGTGTAATTCTTAAGGTCGGTATTAGCCACATCAACATAATTCTTCATGTTGGTATTAGCTACATCAACATAATTCTTAAGATTGGTATTAGCAGTCTGTCTATCACTAATTTCAGTATTGATAGAATCTTTCAAACTCTTTGCACCAGAAGAACTCAAGAAAGTATCTGTGCTTGTAGAAGTTAAAGAATCGCTAATTAGATTTGCAGTGAGAATCTTAGAATAGCTTGTACCAACGTCAGAATTAAATACGTCACGAATTTGCCATGTATTAGAAGAAGCGGCCCAACGAATGTAAGCATTAGCATCACTATCTCTATCTGTTACCAATCCACCACCAGCTAAAGCGCCTGAAGAAGTAGCAACAATAATTTGTCCGACAGTAGGAATTTGAGTTAATGAACTGAATCTGGCTTGCCATTGCAACAAAGTTGAACCTAAGCTATTAACTCTATAAGAGCGTCCATTAACAATGACCGCACTCGGTGCCATGTTATGAGCGGTTACACCACCAGAAGTATTTCCTCTAAAGACACCATAATATGCCGCACCAGTTGTTGTAACTGGAGTTATTGTGCTAATTGACAATACATCGGTATCATAAACAATATCACCAGAAAGAACAAAGTCTCCACCGACAGTTAACTTTCCATCAATAGATGCATCAGCACCAACAGTAAAAGCACCACCAACGTCTGCACGGCCGACCGTTCTTAGAGAACCGGCGTACATCATATTAGCAGTGTTTACATTACCGAAAACGGAGTTTCCTGTAACTCTTAATGTGCCACCGATACCTGCATCATTTGTTATTATCAAATTATCAGCACCAACTGAAGCAGAAGCGGCTAGATGAGCAACGTTAGCATTACCAGAAATTCTTGCGTTTGTTGCATTAATAGTGGTTGCAGTTGTTTCACCAAAAGTTGCATTAGCCGCAATTCTTGCGTTATCGGCAACCAAAGAACCACTAGCAATAATGTGTGCTACGTTGGCATTAGCGGTGATTCTAGCACTATCGGCAACTAGAGAACCGGATGCGGTAACATGAGCTACATTTGCATTTCCCGATATGCGAGCATTTGTCGTGTTGATAGTTGTTGCTGTGGTTTCACCAAATGTTGCGTTAGCAGTGATTCTAGCCGAGTCAGCAACTAAAGAACCAGATGCGGTAACATGAGCAACGTTAGCGTTACCGGTTATTCTGGCATTTGTAGTATTGATTGTTGTCGCTGTTGTTTCACCAAAAGTTGCATTAGCCGCAATTCTTGCGTTATCGGCAACCAAAGAACCACTAGCAATAATGTGTGCTACGTTGGCATTAGCGGTGATTCTAGCACTATCAGCTACAACGGAAGCCGATGCTGTTAAGTGAGCAACGTTAGCATTGCCAGAAATTCTCGCATTAGTGGTGTTAATTGTTGTTGCTGTGGTTTCACCGAATGTTGCGTTAGCAGTGATTCTTGCGCTATCAGCAACTAGAGAACCCGACGCGGTAACATGGGCTACGTTTGCGTTACCACTAATTCTAGCATTAGTTGCATTAATGGTTGTTGCTGTGGTTTCTGAAAAAGTTGCATTACCAGAAATTCTGGCACTCGTACCAACAAAAGAACCAGTGGCAGTTACGTGAGCTACGTTAGCATTACCAGAAATTCTGGCGTTAGTAGCATTAATAGTTGTAGCAGTGGTTTCACCAAATGTGGCGTTAGAGGTGATTCTCGCACTATCAGCAACTAGAGAACCGGCAACAGTAACAAAGTGTGACGCAACAACGTTGCTTGAAAATCTACCATTATCACCAACGACAGAATTTGCAGTTACCAAATTACCAACAGTTGTGTTACCCACAACGGCAAGAGTTGTGCCAACGGTTGCATTTGTATTAACAGTTAGTATGCCAAGTTGAGCAGTTCCTGTAATCGAAGCATCTGTATTAGCAATAAAATTATTTGTACGAATAGATTGTGTTGCTTGAATGCTGACATTAACAATTGCACTATTTGCAACAAAAAGTGCGGCGCCTCTACCATAAATGAAAACATTTGCACCAACAGTTAAGTTACCAGTTGCAGCACCTTCAGAACCCAGAGCAATACTTCTACCTACTGTAAAATCACCAGAAACAAGAGCATTATTTGCTACAGAAAGTCCTATTCCCGTAGATGTGATTGATAAAACGGCTGTACAAGCAATATTTAAAGAGCCTGCTGTTTTATCATAATTTCCTGTCTCAATTTTATTGAGAGCATTAGCCGACAAATTGGTCTGTATGCGCCATTCGTCAACTGTGTTTGTTCTGGTAATATTACTGATTGGCATTATTCTTTACTCTGATTCAATAAAGCGTTGAGTAGTTGTTTTATATCTTTCATGTCTTGTGACATAGATTCTACTTGGAATTTAAGGTTATTTATCTCATCATTTTTACCGTTAATTCTCTGAGCAAGTTTTCTTCTTGCCTCATTTTCAATTAACGCAGAACGCCCCGTCATCAGAAGGGCGTTTGTTGCAGTATCTTTCACAAAATTTGTGCCTTCCACTTTCAATTTCATCTATCACTCCGCAGGAGTTGCGATAATACGCAAATCTCTTACACTTGGTGGAATAGCTGGGTCACTGGAAGTCAAAACAATCTTAATTGCGAAAGTCTTAAATGTATCGTAAGTAACTCCGTTTGTTCCGGTGTAAGTAACTTGATTCACTGATGCTGATGGACGGTACTCATATTCACGATAGGTGGTCAAATCTTGAGAAGGTGTTGCAGTAGGATTAATACACACCATCTTTTGATATGGTCTATCATCAAATTCTGTACCATCAGAGTCGGACAACACTTTATAAAATACAGAAACTTCTGAAACACCTGGTTTATTTGCACTTAAGAATACACGCAAATCACCAGCTTCATAGCCGTCAGCCAGCTTAATAGGCTTAGTAATGTATCTCGCTAGGCAAGGACCACCAGATGAATCAAATTCACTGTTCAATACAATTGTTGCAGGTGTGGTTGGATGTGTATAGTAAGAAATCTCAAAGTCATCAAGGTAACCTGAACCAGGAGAAGTCACATAAACAGCAACAACATTGCCGTTTGCATCAACAGTCACATTTGCATTTGCACCGACACCAGTTGAGCTAGTAATAGTAATCAAATTGGCGTTGCTATAACCAGAACCGGGAGCAATGATTGTGAAATCATCCGAAGTAATTTCTGCATTATCTAAGAAATTTTCCCAAACGTTAAGATGCAAACTTTCTTCAGAAATAATTGGAGAGACTGCATCATTCGTAGTTGACATAACTGCTTTTACAGTCCAATCGTTTTTGCTTCCTAATTTTTTGCGGCGAGAACCTACAGCATAAAAATCATCTTGTGCAAGTGTATATGTTACATAAGGTGTTATTGGTCTATACGAAGTTTCTTTTGAACCGCTAATTGGTGTTGTCACAACAGAATAATCCAAACTTGTTATACTTGCAGAAGGATTAATTGAAGTTTCCATCAATTTAAATTTGTCAACATAATACAGAGAAGGAGTTTGTTCATTTTCAAAATATAGTGTAGCCGAAGTTGCGGGGAAAACACAACGATTTAGCTTAAACATCAAATCTTCATTCAAGAAAGGAACATATTCCATCGCATTTTGGGATTTGTATAGTGTGCCCAAATATGGTTGTTTGTCAACGAATTCGTTGTTAACGGTGGTTCCACCTTTTTCTGCGGTCCAAATTGTGTAATCGTCTGAATCGGTTAGAACGATAAACGCATAAAGACCAGGTTTCAAGTACACAGGAAAATCGAACTTGAAATTTGTCAAAGTTGAACTTGTTGAAATTAATGGATTTTCAGATACATTAATTTCGCTAGGGTACTTCACGACAACGGATTCTGGATACCAGTAGTCTGAAGAAGGTGCGCCATTAACTGTTGGTCTTATTTGAACCATCACAGGAATATTACCATCATCTTTTGCTCGGAAGAATAAGTCAACACTGTCTAAGAATAGGCCGTACGGATATTTCTGTGCATCAACAAAGAAAGTTTGTGCAAGCGGGTCACGACCAACGGCCGTGAAAACACTGCTCAGTTCTCTTGTACCAACAATTCTTTCTCTTGTTGTAGAACCAATAATTTTTGCGTCAACGTCAACATTCAGAACAGTATCAACTAAAGTTGTTTTGTTTATGGTTATACCTGAAGATGTATAAACTTTGTCAGCAAAAGAAATCGCATCAGTGTCATAAGAATTATTGAAAGATTCTGTGACACGGAAGTTTCTTTGTCCGGAACGGAATGTCGCTTCAGGCATATAGAACGCACCACCAATTTGACCCAACTTGTTAGAGTTATTATTACCAAAACTGTAAGTGTATTCTTTGCCCGCATGAGAAGCAGCACCAGATACTGTAGCAACTTTAGTTGTTGTATTGTAAGCACTAACAGTAAAGGATGCACCAATTCCCACTTCATTGTTTGAAGTATGTATCAAATAAAGTGTATTTCCAGAAATGTCATAAGAAGGAGCATCAGCAGCAAGAGTTATTGTTGTTGAAGTAATACCTCTTGTCACACCCGAACGATGGTCATTCACTGTTGAAATTGAATAAACTTTTCCACTATCAACACCATATATAAATTTACCTGATAAACCTATGGTTGTGTTTTCATTAATAATAGAAACATTAGAAGAACCAACTTCGCTCATCACTACAGTGCCAGATTTATAAGAGGTTCCACCAGAAACCAAACTTGCAACATTAGCTATCAAATCAGCATATGTGTTCGCAATGAGTACATCTTCACCATTCATTAAAGTTGTGTTAACGTTCAAGGTTACTCGATTAGGAACAACAATGTATTGGTTTACGGAAACGTCATCAAAGAAACTGTACATTCTTGTAGATGGTCTTAAACCAACTGACGAGAATATAACTTTCTTAGGCTTCATGTAAGGCTGAATAGCCAAATCGGTAACAAAAGTTCCTACATCGACTTGTGAAGAAGAAGTCGATATTTGTTGTTGTGAAAACTCCGTGCCAACTTGAGCAAAAGTTACTTCATTTGTTGTTGTGACAAAACCAAAACCTTGTTGTTGCCAACCAACTCCAGTTGAACTGGTTTCATTTCTTGTTTGGTACCATTGACTATCTATAATTTGAGCAAAAGGACTATCTTTATCATCTGCCCATTGAGGACTGTTATCAGCAATGTACTTGAATGCTTCATTTACAAAGTTAAAAGCATTTTCAATTCCTTGTGTGGAATTTAAAGTGACTTTTGCGGTAACTCCAGTGTCAACATCTCCAGTAAATTCCGGAAATAATTTAGTAACACCTTTGAAGTTTGCAAAAAGTGCTTGTGCTACGGGAATAGCTTTTGTATAATATTGTTGTTGTGCAAATCCTGATGTGCTGTATGAAAGCATATATGCTTTTTTTGTTCCTGTTCCAACAACTTTAGTTGAACCAGAAAATAAAACGTTATTTGCTTGTAGCTTAACTTGTCTCATCAGAGATGCTGGATACAAAGTTCCCTTATCAAGAAGGTTTCTATTATCTTGTGTGCTAACTTGTACAAGTTCTTTATCACTAAAGTTATCAACAAGAATACCATACTTCGCTCTCTCTAAACCATTAGAGTCTAGTATTTTAGCATCAGCAGCACTCTTTTCCAACGAGTTCAACGAGACATAGTATTCCAAACCACGAATTCTATCTTCAAAGTTTTGAATGTCTTGCATTGTATAGCGGCGATTATTTTTAAAATCGGCACGAATTTCTTTGACATTTTCCGTGTAAGCAGGAATAGTCAAAGTGTAAATTAACATGTCTTTTGTATCGATGACAGGAGCTATGGGTTGAATCGCAGCCTGTCCCTTTACGATTGCAAATTCACCACCAGATTTGACGATAACTCTATCAATTCTTGGTAGGAAATAGTCATAAGACATTTCAATATTTTGAAGTGGTTCAGGATTTAAACCACCAGAAAGTGATGTGCCACCAATTGTTTTATATGGTCTAAAATCAAATGCAGACCTTAAACTTACCAGTGTATTATTTTCTTTATCATTAAATGCAGGAATATCACCATAATCAATGTTTGAACCTTGTGCATATGAATCAACAGTAAATAAACCATTGAAAACAGACAAGCTTTTGAAATAACGATACTGAACAAATACTCTACCAGTCGGTGCAGATACTCCACGCTTCAATTTGATAGTTGCGTGGTCATAATGGGTCTTTCTTTGTCCATTATCAAAATCATATCTATTTGTGATATTATGTGACGAATTAATCAACATCGCTGAAGTAACATTTGATGTGGGTGATTTAGAATCAAATATACCCACAATCTCATAAACATCAGGAACTTGTAAACTAACAACTTTACCTGGAGTTCTCAAGTCTGTTAGTGCTGAAGTTTCAGTGAAGTTTGTTGCACCAATGCTCTTGAATATCTTACCTCCAGAGAAAGATACGGTTTCACCTGATGTGTTTGCGGAATAGAGAATTGTTGAACCTTCAGTTCCAGTTGTATCCATTTCGTATGGAATCAAAGAGTGTAAATCAATTCCCGTTACAATCGGAACAAGTTGTTTACGTTTTGTTACACCTGTCGAACCATCTTCTGCATTATTAATCTTTGTTGTTACCAATAAGTCAACTTTAATTGTTTCAGTTGTTTTTAAATCAACTTCAAAAGAAGAAGTTGAAACTGAAGTTACTGTAAAGTTGTTATTTGAAAGTGCAATAACTGTATTCGGAGTAACACCGAATTGAACATTACTTGCACTATCAGAACGTACAAAGCAAATAATATTATCTTGTAAAAGAGCATCCGAAATTGTGCCTGAGCCACTTGAGAATGCAAAAGTATCCGTTCCAGATGCAGTTACGGTAAATTTACCACCGGAAGTTGTGCCAGAATATTTCTTTCTGGCATAAAAATCCATGTTTGAAATTGTATTTGCTTTGATTGCTGTTTGTGGTGTATTGAATATCAATGAAGCTCTTGCAGGCTCATTAATAGATGCAAATCCTGTTGTAGTTGATTTAGAATCGCCGTCAATATTACCAGCAAATGCAATGTATAATCCCCCGTTTGCGACAAGAGATTCAGCAGCAGTAAAATCTGATTCAATACTGAATGTATTCGATGATGGAATAAAGGGCAATGAGGATTGTAAATTCAATGTTGCTGTATTTGAACTTGTAATCAAAATTGGAGAAATTCCAGAACCACCAGCATCAGTGATTCTAAAATACATATTTGCATACGAATTTACAGGTAAAGTTGCATTGAATGCAGCAGGTATGGCAATAGTTGTTGCTGAAGAACCAGAAGCACCTAAAGTTCCAGTTATAGGAGTATTATTTGCACCGAAAGTATATGTTGTGAACGTGTGTGAATTGCCGTTTGCAGAATTTGTTGAATCGTTGTAACGAATCATATGCGTATAAACGGTTCCAATTTTTGTGGAGTTATACGCAGGTCCTGTGGTTAATGAAATGCTTGCATGAGGTACGCAGTGAATATCTAGTTGTGGATATGTCGAAATATCCAAAGTGCCACGAACATTGGCTAAAACTACACTAGACTCATAGTTTGTTGACAAATCATAATCGTTTACATTTGCAACTTCTCTAGCTCTATCTACACTTATTGTCGTTGGTGCAATTGTTTGAAATTCATAACCACCAACGTAAGCCTTGCCTGGGTCCAAAACAACACTAAACTTTCCGTTTGCAGTGTCACCTTCTTCAAGTGAAATTACAAATGGGTCAACGGTATAATTACCGGATTCATCGTAAGTTCTGCGAGCCAGTGTCTTTTCGATTTCGCTGTAGATTGGATAATCAATTTCTTTAATTACCTCATCTTCAACTAGTCGAATAATTTCAAAGAAAGTTGAAACGTCAGATGAATCAACTGTTCTTTTTGAAAGGTTTGTATTGATTTTGAATCTGTTTGCACCAGGAGCTTGATAATTAAAAGAGCCTTGTGCTGGGTCCAATAAAGAAGTATCATCAACTTCATCCACGATGTTTTCGTCAAATTCAATACCAATTTTGAAAGATGGTTTCGCATTTATAGTAGAACTATTCCCAATTCTATAGAACAATTCAATCAACAAGAATTGAGGAACTACTTTTACAAATTGACCTTTAAAGTAATAAACACCTTCTTGTATGCTTGCAACAAATGAACCTCCTGTTGCGTTTGTTGCTCTCAACGTGGCGAAAATATCTTCACCATAAACTCTTACATCTTCAGATTCAGCAAATTTATCACCACTCAAATATTTGATAATAAGTGCAGGAGTTGTTGAGTCTGTAGTGTCAATTGCAATAACTTTTGCCCTTACATTTTTGCCGCTACCGAAAGAAACAATTGTCTTATTTAAAAATTGTGTGGCATCAATATCAGTACCACCATATTGTGTTTGCAACAATATGTAATTAGCTTTTCTGTCTAGAGATACTTTACCACCGACGATTGGGCTACCGCTTTTAAAAATGTGATTACCAAATTTCTCAATTTGATTTGAGAGAATTGTCTGTAATTGTGTCAGTTCTCTTGCTTGAACTGAATAACCTGGACGAAACAAAACACGCATGAAGTTTTTATCTTCATCGAAGTCATCGTAGTATGGGTCGTAATTGAATAGAGTTGTCATTTATTCCTCTTAGAAACTCAGTATGAAACGGATTCGTTCCGTCTGGTCAATATCTCTTGTTATTGGTAGTTTATCAGCTATGTATAATACTTTACCGGAGTATAAATCAAGTGTTGGTTGTGTAACACTGTTAACAACACGAATAGAACCGGTCGAGAATCCTTTAATAGCTTGATTGGTGGCTATTGTTCCGCGAACGTTGTTCAAGTATAGAAAATTTTCAACGGTGTCAAAAGATATAACTTCTCCAGTAAAAGTTGCCTCTGAAAAAGTGGCTCCCTGAAAAATTATTTCGTCAGAATTAAAATCACCAATACCAGGTGAAACTTTTACTTTAGTGTAAAGACTGTAACCATTAGCACTGGCTAGAGTTGTTGTTCCGTTCAAGTATGGGTTTTGAACCAAAACAATTTCTCTAAAATCATTATCTACAGGAATTACTCCACCTTCTTCACCATCAAACTCAACGTTAAACATGACGGTGCTTGCACCCAATTCATAAACTGGGTCATAACCATGTCCGTCATGTGGTGCAATCGATACTGTTGCGGCCGCTCCAGCGCCAGTTCCACCTGTAACATCTGTAAATGTCAAATTGGCATAAGTGTAATAATTGCCTCTACTTTGAATAACAATATCTTGTACTTGCCCACCAAAAACGTTTGCTTTTAATATTGCTCCAGTTCCATCACCATCAATAGTTATAATTGATTGTGTTGTTCCATCTGTATAGTTGTTACCAGAATTTATAACATTTACAATGTCTATAGAGCCTGGTTCAGCGGCCGCTCGGACGAATTTATTGTAAACAACAGGCATCCATTCAGAAGTCAAAAACTTTTGTTTTTGCTGAGATGTAAGAGTCATCATATATTTCCACTTGTACCCGTCAGCAGTTTCTACGTAAGGTTCTTCAAGTGAAGTTGTTGACAGTGAAAGTTCTGGTTCCGAAGTTGATGATGAGCTAAAATTGTTAGCAAGACACTTGAAAACTTGGTCTTTCGAATTTAACACGTAAAAATTTGTATTTGCTTCATATGTGTTATAAACAGTATTTGAGGACCAGTTAATTCTGGGTGCAACCAGAGAACAGTTTTCCAATGAAACTTGTTTTGCAAATATGCCTCTTTTGAAATAATCGTTAAAAGCATTAACAGTTTCTAGTGGAGTTCCTGGAATTTCGGTACCAGAGTTCCATGGTAATTGTTTGCCCAAAAAAGCATAAACAAAAGATTTTCTTTCGGTAGGTAGATATGAGTTGGCTCCGATTTCCATCAAGTTATAAACTTGTTTGGCCAATAAAATCTTAAAATTTTTAGTAATAAGTGCTGACATATTTTTATTTATCTAACTTTTTGGATGATTGCAGTCAAATTATTACCATTAGCCTTAAATCTTGTATTTGTTATAATGGTATTCGCATTAACTGAAGTTGCGGCCGCAATTTCAGAATAAACAACATTTACCGTAGCACTTGTTGATGTAACATTAATTATCGTATTCATAATAGCATATGACGAATTCGTAACGGTCTTAATTGTTGTGGTATTACCGGTCGACAAATAAATCGTATCGCCTTCCTGCAAGTCATTAATAAAATTGACGCTATTTGCATGACCAAACAATACATTTGAGCCAGAAAGAACATTAACTGTATTTTGCAAAGTTTTATGTACGTTAGAAAGAACAATCGTATCACCAACATTAACACTCGATATCAAATTAGCCGTTGCATTTGTTGAGACAACCGTGTTCGAATTAAACGCAATGTTGAACGTATCGATTGAATCATTTATGGTTATGAAATAAGTGTTGTTTGATATTGCAATATCTTCTTCATTAGTATCCGTTTTAACGACAAAAGTTTTGGTTCCTATTGGGTGAGAAATATCATTCAGTGCAGACTTAAACTTGGCATAATCCGTTTTTGTTTTAATCACATAAGAGAAGTTGTGATATTTCTCACCGTCTTGTAGTTTCTTATCCGAGCTTACGTGCCCGTCAGTATTTAAATAGATTCCCGGATAACGAATCAAACCGTTTTCGAATTTGGCATTTGCTTTGGCATTTCCGTCACCATAAATTATCGATGATGTAACTGTTGCAGTTATTGCATTTGTTGTAGTAACATTATCCGATTTAAGAAGTTTAGTTGTGTCTAATGTACCCTTATAATCATAAACTCTCAAAAGACCGGTATCACTATCATAACTATCAACCAAAGCTTTGAAAGTGAA